AAAGAGACTCTTAATTCTGTGAGGCATGAATTTTCACAAGAAAAAGACGAGCGAATAAAATTGGATGCTTTAAATGTGTTTAGTGCAAACCTTGTGTCAGGTAGCGACATGGGCAGAAAAGGCATGATTGACACATTTAAAGAAAATACAAAGGTTGTTGATGGTGTGCTAGTTACTAATGACCCGTCAATGACAGTTGAAAGCTTAACTAGTAGCCTTATTACGGATAAAGCTAACGCTGGTTATGTTGTTGTTAAAGTTGGCAGCGGAGCAGGCTCGACAGGCTCAAACGGTGGATTTAGCTCGGTTAAATCCCTTAAGGACATGACAGCAACGGAGGAGGCTATTTTAGCCAATGAAGACCCTGCGCTGTATCAATTATTATTAACTAAGTAAGGGCTAAATTATGGCTGCTGTACAAATTGCGGATATTTATAATCCGTTGACATTCGCTCGAAGAGAGCAAGAAGCACAGGTTGAATCAAACGCGTTTTTAGCGTCTGGTATTATGGTTTTAGACCCTCGCGTATCTGACCAAGCATCAGTTGGCGGGAATAAAGGCGAGTTACCATTCATCAAACCATTAGGTACTGAAGAACCAAATTACTCTGATGACAATCCTGATAACAAGTCGACATCTAAAAAAGTGTCTGGCGCTAAAATGGATTGGCGCTTAGTTTCACAAAACCAATCTTGGTCAACTATGGATTTAGCGCGTGAATTGGCGCTTATTGATCCGGTTGGTGCAATTACTGGTCGTCAAGGTGCTTATTGGGCTACCACTAACGAACGTCGATTGATTCAATCTTCGCTTGGTATTTTGGCTGATAACGTCGCTAACGATGCAAGCGACATGGTTGTGTCTGTTGCCACTGATGCGGCGTTACCTGTTTTAGATGATGCCAAGATTAGTGCTGACATTATTATTGATGCCCGTCAAACTGCCGGCGATCATAAGGGTGGCTTTGCTGCTATTGCTATGCACTCAGTTATCCACGCTACACTTGAGAAGCAACAGTTAATCGTTGACATTCGAGATGCTGATAACAACACGCTATTCCAAGTTTATAATAATATGCGCGTTGTATTAGATGACTCGTTACCTGCTGTTTCGGGTACTAATCGAATCACTTACACCTCTGTTTTATTTGGTGCGGGTGCTTGGATAACGGGCGAAGGTCGCGTACAAACCCCATCTGAGAAGGATAGAACCCCTTCAGGTGGTAATGGTGGCGGTCAAGATACGATATTCTCTCGTCGTGCTGATATCATCCATCCATTAGGCTTTAGCTTTACAAGTGCTTCGGTTTCAGGTCAGTCAGCTACACTGGCGGAGCTTGCGGATGATGCTAACTGGGATCGCGTATGGGAACGTAAAAACGTACCGCTTGCCTTTATCCAAACAAACGGGTAGTAATAAGCGGGTGTAAAAACCCGCTTTTAATTTGGAGCCTTAAAATGGCAATTGAAGAAAAGAAATTAACGAACAAAGCGCATAACGTAGCTGTTTTCAAGGAGATTAAAAAACTTGAGAATAGTATTGCATCACTAAAAGCCACGCTGAAAACTGTTGAGCCAACAAAGAATGCGACACTTGCAGAGTGCAACGCCTTAGCAAGAAAATCAGTACAAAAAAGCTAAAGGTGACTAAAGCTTAAATTGTGCTAAAATAGAGCTTATTACAAGCTCTATTTTTTTAACTGGAATTTACCAAAATGCCACTAATAGTTTCAGATGGGACAGGCTTATCAAATGCGGACTCTTATATCTCGCTAGATGATGCGCGTACATACGCCGAAAATTACGGATATACATTGCCTGATGACAACACTGATGCAGAGGTGTCATTAAGAAAAGGCGCGGTATATGTAGACTTATTTGAAAGCTCATTCAACGGCCACAGATTAAAAGATACTCAGTCGCTTGTATGGCCTTGCGTAGATGCTTGTAAATGTTCTGGTTATAATCAAATCGGCATACCATCAGATGAAATACCGTTAGAAGTTCAATACGCTCAAGTTATAGCGGCTAGTCATTACGCTGCCGGTGTTGCTGTTCGCGCTAATAATGATGGGCTTGGTGTTGCATCTAAAGAGGTTGTGGGAGCTGTAAAAGTTTCATACTTTGACAATCAAAAAACAGGCAGCTCAATAGAAATTACAGAGGCTATCGATATGTTAAGTAGTTTATTGTGTGTTGGTAGTTCATTATCAATCCGTACAGTGAGAGTGTAAAGTGAGTTTTGCTGCTGAAATGGCACAAGTTGCTACTGATTTACTTGGTGAATTTGACGAGCGATCCGTTGACGATAAAATTCAACTTAAGCGCAATAGTGCCGCAGTATGGGACCCGATTTTAGTTGAAGATGTAATTACACCTGGGGCTACAATTGATTTAACAGGCGTTGCTGTTCCGTATTCTCAGGGGTTGGTAGACGGAACTACGATACAAAGCGGTGATATTAAATTAACGGTTACTATGGCTACTGAGCCATTAGCGCAGGACAAGGTTATACTAGATGGTGCTGAGCATTCAATAGTTTCAATAGTGCCATTTGCCTTTACTGGTAAACCGTTAACAATCGCCTACGCAATACAGATAAGGCGTTAATATTATGAACGAAGAAGATTGGGGTTTATATATATAATGGCTAAATTAACAGAAAAAATAGAAGTTGATGCGATTGGTATGGATAAAGTTCAGACTATGATTGATCTTCTTGATAAGTACCGTGATGAATTACCGAAAGAGTTACAGGTTCAGCTTAAAGAACTGGCTGACTGTGACGCTTGCGAAATTAGCACGGAGTCTTTACGGGGCATGGGTGTAAATGCTGCACACGTAAAGTCATATGTTGATGGCGTTACCGTTAACGGAATAGTATCAGTTAATGTGATACTAAAAAGATTGACGGTTTACCCTAAGCGACATGATGGATTCGATCGTGCTGAGTGCAATGAAGGTGGTTTTGTTGAATCATATAAATACCCTAGTAATTTTGTTATGAATGACATGGAAGGCAACAAAGTGCTTGGCTGGAATTAACATGGCTGACTTCGCATTAGATATTCAAAAATTCGCTGATTCATTTGAAGATGGTGCGGAGCAGGCGGTGCGAGGTACAACCATTAAATTATTCAGTGCAATAATACAAAGTACGCCAGTTGATGAAGGTAGAGCAAGAGGCAACTGGTTCACTGCAGGGCAAGAGCCAAGCAAGAAAATAAATAATAGCGCTGCAGATTTAAGTGGCTCAAATGCAATCAACCAAGTTAATAGCAAGGTTAAATCAATAAAAGACTTTTCAACATTTACATTAACAAATAATTTGCCCTACATTGAAAAGCTAGAATTTGGCGGTTATGGCGATGGACCGAAAACAACGGGTGGGTACTCAAAGCAAGCACCTGCAGGTATGGTTAAAATTAATGTCATGAGGTTTAATCGATTACTAAATGAAGAAGCAAGGAAGTACTTACCAAAATGAATATATTTGAGAATATTACAAAGGCACTTGATAAGCCGTACAGGTTATTCAGCGCTGACAATTCAATTAAAGCATGTGTTGAGAATATCGATTGCCCAACAAGTACCGACACGCCTTACCTGTCTAGCTTTATTAGAATGGCACCAACAGAAGAGGCCGATCTTTCTGTGAATGAGTTTAGACAGGGGTTTTACCAGATAGATGTCAATTACCCATCGCATACAGGGGTAACTAACTTAAACGAAATGGCTGATTTATTAAATGCAGTATTTAAAACAGGTGCTTGCTTTGACTTTGAGGGGGTGTGCCTTTGCATAACATCTAATGATTTTAATATAGCAGGCGTTAGTAATGGTTGGGTCACGGGCAACATGACAATTAATTGGAATACATACACACCACGGTTATAATGTGGTAATAACTTTAAAATAGGAAATACATTATGGCTATCGGAAATCCATTTTCAGGATTGGTTACAGAACAGTGGTACGTTAAAGAAGTGACAGCAGGAGTAACCCCAGAAACACCTGCGTTTAGTCGCGTTGTTTACACTGGCGGATTACCTGCATTAATAAAGGACTCATTTCAGAGTGACGTGCTTGACGGTACGCGCGAAATAACAGGCGTAACAAGCGGAAATCAACAGGTAAATGGCGAATACAGCGTTGAATTTGCACCACTTATCCATGATGATTTTATTGAGGGCGCCATGTCCTCGACTTGGCAGGCAGGTTACGCCGATACAGGTAT